ATGAAAAAATTGACTGCCTATAATGCAGATATTCAAAAATATATGCAACAAAGCCAATTAAGTACTCAAAAGAAAAATGAAATTATTAATGCTATTAGAAACCGTATCAACGATACGAATCAAAGCTTTGAAAGTTTATTTCCTTCTCGATCCAAACGAAAAGATGTGATGGATCATATTATTTATATGCTTTCAGGAAATGGCATATGCAAAATTTCTGCGGAAACATTAGCTGGTAAAGCTAATTGTTCTGTAAGAACTGTAACCACTACTGTTCGTGCATTAAAACAAACAGGTGAAATTCTGGTCGCTGGATTAGCTGATGGTAAGAATAAATATGTATTTGTATTAAAAACACACTCTAATTTCACAACAATCATGAAAGAGGTATTTTACATAGATGCCGAACTAAATGCCAATCAGGTTGCCGAACAGAAAAATCATGAAACCCTTGAGATTGTAAGGCTAGAGGCCGAAAAAACGAATTCTAACTATAATAACTCTATTAACTCTTTTAGTTCTTTAAAACAAGAAAAAAATAATGATAAAGTATCCCTAATGGAATCCATTGAAAATGAATTAAAAGAAGCACAAAACGATGTCAAAAAAGAGTTCGAAAGAATCCATGTGTACTATGTGAATGAATACCAAGAAATGATGTACCATACAATCAAAGCTGGAACGTATCACCCTATTTTAAAAACCAACGCATCTATCATCGGGTTACGTGTGGGTAGCAATTGCGATAAAGGTTTATTTCTTCTTGCATTCAATGCATTAGTTAAAATTAATAGGTTCTTAAAAAATGGTGGTACTCTCACAGACAGTGTACAAGCTTTATTTACGAAAGTTTATAGTGATAATATTAGATTATCTAAGTTACATAAAAAAGCTAATACAGGCTCTTCTGATGTAGATAACAAAAAAACTTCATTTGTTTTTTATAATTGGCTAGAAGATAGTGGCTCAAAAGAGTCATCCACAAATACAATAGACAACTCTTTTGCTCCAGGTGTATATTATAAAATCTCTAAAGAAGAAGCTGATGAAATGGGGCTATATTAAAGATATAAGGTTACTACTACGCCTTAACAACCATTTGATTCATGAAATCATGTATCGATTTCGCTTGAAATATGCGGAAATTTAGAGAGTAGATGTCATACTGGCTATCTGTAATTACCAGGAGAGAAGGGAAGTATTTGGATTTCTTCGGTTGCCATGGTTCTTGCTGCCATTCCAAACTATGAAAGTAGCATTCATATCGGTTTAATTTCTCTTGCATCACTTTCTTACTGTATACCGAATTCTGTACTTCGATAAAAAACGGAGACTGTCGCCATATTGTGAAGATATCGGGCTCCATATACCCTTTTCCATATTTCGGCTCGACTTTAAACAATTTAGGCTTTTCGTACTGAAGAAGTTGCTTATATACATTCACAATAGCAAGGAAGTGCGGAATCTTTTGACTTGTTTTTCGAATCGGACTTGGTTGTGGAAAGTAGATATATGGTTGCTGTGACACATTTACATCCACACTCCCATCTCGCCTTAATCGTTTCATAACCGTATTGCAACTGGTCACGGCTTTCTTAAGTCCTTGGAAATGCAAATCGATAATATCATCTCGTGATAGGCATCTAAAACGGTGTAGGTCTTTTAATATCGCTTTATCTCTACTCTTCATGTTCCAACACTCCAAACAAAGGAAGTTCTTGTTGTGGCGGATTCTGAAGCATCATATCTTCTTTAAGTAAACGGTAAGGTTCAACTATTTGCTTCGCTTTACTTAATTCTAAATATGGAGCTTGCACTTTCTTTAATCCATTTAACTTTAGGATCATTTGTCCAGATTGCTCTAGGTGTTCTGATCCAGGTGTGCCCATAATATTACTATTAATTGTATTATCGCATTTAAAGCCCATTCTAACCGTCATATTTAGCTTTAGCTTACCGTCTAACACCTTTGCATCTGGTCTTTGCATGGATAGCATGAGGAATACGCCTAGTGCCCGACCAACTGCCGATATTTTTTCTATTGTCGTCATACATTCTTTTTCATCTTGTAGCATCGCTACTTCATCAATAGCTAACAGAATATAAGGTTTCTGTTTATCAGAATTTAATTTGTTATACTCATTAATGTGATCCACTTCATATTCTTCCATGAGCTTTCTGCGTTCCCTGATTTCATTCCAAACCTTACGAAGCATGACTTTCATTTCAAATTCTTCCATGCACACTTCTTTCACATGTTTTACTCTGCGCAAGAAATGAAATTCAGAGTTTTTTAAGTCACCCAGGTACAAATGTAATTTATCAGGAGACATGTATTGAATAAGCGTGGACAGAACAACGCGCACCATACTACTTTTCCCGCTACCTGTTTCTCCTGCGATTAAAAGATGTGGTGTATTTGCTTCAACCATGTCATACGTAATCATGTTTCCAAATTGGTCACGTCCTACTACAACAGGAAGTCGATATTTTTTTAATAATGGCTGCCATTGCTTATAACTGTAGTTATATTGTTTTAAACCCGCATCAGAATAAAATACATCGAGTACAAATTTTTTAATATCCCCCTCAATTGCTACATTCCGTCCAAATATTTGTTGAAAGCAAAACCATTTCTTTTCAATTGTCTTTGGATCTAATCCGTTTGGAATAGTAAATACATATTTCACGCTTTCTTTTGAAGAAGAAACAGCATGAATCTTAGGGTAAATTGGCACTTTTCCTCCACGCGTTTGCTGTTCCCTATATAATCCTGCCTTATCAAATACTTCAATGAGTTGATGTTTTAAAGCCTTCCTATGAAACCATTCTTTTATGATTTCCATATCATCTCTCCTTAGAACATGGTTACAATACGAATGAAAACATACGCACCAAATCCAATTCCACCAATTCGTATTCCATGATGTAGTCCTTCAGATACAAATTTTGCTGCGGAAATATAATCATTTTGAATTAAATACCTTTCTAGCAACACTGCACCAATTGTAAGCCCTCCCAGCACTCCTAAAGCTACATAAGTGTGTACAAGAGGCTGGGACATATGAAAGAAAGCCATGGGACTAAGTGGCTCCAAACTAAACGCTCTCCCTTGCTTTTGTTTCTTATAAGACTGATTCATGAAATCCCGAAAGGGAATGATTTCTTTTCTCTTAAACATGTTGCCTCCTCCTTATAAAAAGAATCCAAAAGCAAAATAGATACATTCTAAAACCATGTGAGAAGTACGTTTTAGTAATTCAAAGGCGTCAAAGGGGACATTTGTTATAAAGGTTATTAGTTCATCTGGTAGCTTTCTAATTTCTAAAGCGGTGCTGTCCAATGGTTCTTTTACATACCAATTCATCCATCTATACAGAAAATCGGTAGTATCAGACACACTCATTGCATTTTGATTCAGAGCATCCCAATGACAAACCATTTCGTTTGCCGAACTTTCGCACCATTTAGCAATCTCTTCTGCATTTCGAAATTGTGGATGCGGAATTTGATTCCATCCTTTCGCCCGATCTTCAGTCAAATAAAACTTAATTTGATTCCCAATCATCTCATACGCATTTTCCGTTATCTTTTCGTTCATTGCCCTCTCCCCTTTATAAACAGAATGTAAATTCCTGATGTATCAGAGGTTCATACCCACATTACCATGGTAGCAATACCTTGATAGGAACCATGGCAGCTACCTTGGTAGAAATCTAAAACTTACCATGGTAACCAACTCGGTAAAATCACCTATTCCTGCCTTGATAGCTACTTTGGTAACTGGAACTTCTCTTACCATGGTAGCTACCTTGGTACATCATATTAGGGAGGGCTTGGACTTTATTAACACTTTTGTTTAAAAAAATTAAGCTTTGGTAAAAATGTGAGTAACAGAACCTTTAGGAACAGGAGTGTTTAAATTGTTTGGGTTAGGGAAACCGTCATCAAAGTTCGGTAAATTTTTAAGAAGAAATAATATTACTCAGACAGATTTGAAGGAATGGAGCGGAGTAAATCAAAATACACTTAGTCGAATTTCAAGATCAAACAAGCACAAGCCATCAATGAGTAACGGCCAAAAGATTATTAAAGCTTTGAAGAAAAAAGGATATAAAGTGGATTTCGATGACTTCTGGATGTAAACAAAAAAACAAAAAAAATCCGCCTCCAAAAGGAGACGGTTTTTTATTACACATAGATAGATTAGAGAACGTATTTAAAATACAAATCACATTCACTTTACAGTCAATAATAAGTTCTATTCTTCGTGCTATTTCATATACTACTTATACATCAAGAGAATTACCATATGAGAGGCACCTTCAACTGGGGAGGGTGCTTTTTTATATGGTAATCATATTTTAAAAGTTACTCACATATATTAAATTGCTCCGGCCATGTCATACAACATGCCAATCTATACAGAAAAAGCATTCCAGACCACCACCCTGGAGTGTTTTTTCTATTTTTAGTTATGCACTCTAATTTTTTACATATATATTAAAATAGTTCCATAAAAGCGAAATAACACACATCTTTTCCTAAACCCTAGATACACATTTCTCCTCCCATAATATGCACTCTTTCACTGAATACATGCAAAAGACCCCTTTTATAATAATATGATATACAAAGGAGACGTTAATTTGGATCTTCAAGACTTACACCAACAACTAGAGGAACTGCAGCAAAATGATTATCTGTACTTGCATGCAGTTAATTTAAAGGAACTCACTTCCACCATGATGCAGCACATTGGTACAATCGATGGCTACACACGAGAAATGCTCATTTATCCATGTTTTCAATATTTTATACAACATAACCTTTTAGATATTGCACAATTAGAAGTTTTACTAGCCTCCTGTCTCAATCCAGATTATTTATATTTTGAAATATCTTCTTCGCAAACAGATGGCATTTTCACTCGTTCCTACACACTTGCGCTTCTAGCCTTAATCATACAATATGATACGAAGCACTCTTTATTACCAGAAAATCAACTAGTAGACGCTCTGGAAAAAATCCTTCAATATTTTAAATTAGAACAAGATTATCGTGTGTTTGTGCCTAATAAGGGACATACACGCCACATACTGCATGGTTCATCTGCCCTACATGCCCTGATTCAAAATCCCAACATTTTAAATATCCATTATGAAAAAGTTATTCATTGTTTACTGAATAAAGCATTTCACTATCAAGATATATACTACAATGACGAAGACGAATATATAGTTACACCACTCATAGCGATTTTACAGCAAGAATTTCCGCAAGCACAATTTCTATCAATTCTTACGAAGAAGATACAACGTCTTTCCCAAGTTAAAGAGAGACTCACACCAACTCAATTTCAAGTTTTATATGGAAATATCAAAACCTTTTTACGAACATTATTTTTCCGGGCGAAGAAAGATATGAGCTTAACAAACATTACAAGTCAAATTGAAAAAAGACTCAATCAATTACCTCAATATTTTTTGAACTAGCAGCAAACTATAACTTGTTACATAAGAGAACCTGTCTCTGAATTGCATTATTAAAGAGGGTGTATCTGCAGAAATGTTTCATTTTTAGAACAAGGAGGCAGAAACCTCCCTGTTTTTTTTGTTTACTTCACATACACACAGGCTTTATTCGCATTTACATCGTATGCATACTCTTTAAAATGGTTTCACCTACCCCTCAAACCTCACATACTCCCCTGATACCCATTGGTCTCCACCAACGTTATACCAGCCATTTTGAATGCCCCATGATTGATAACGTTCACCTCGGTACACCTTTTTCACAATGTCATAATTTGTTCCTGGTCCTGTACGAACACGTAATACATCTGCTGTAATTGTCACGACACCTACACCATTGTTAGATGGTTGTGTGGATGGTGCTGTATTCCCACCACCGTCATATGCGTTTTGTACTCTTTCTATAAAGGAATTCCATCGCCCTTCATCCAACATACGATGTGGACAATACTTACCGCTCCACGATTGGTGTGTACGAACTTTATTAATTGGAATATTGTACTGTCTCATGAGTTGAGCTACAACGCTAGCTGCATTATCTTCTGCTTTATAATATCGATTTCCACCACTTAAAGAGTAGCAAATTTCCACCCCGATAGATTTACGATTTCCGTTACCTCCACCATCACCACAATGCCAAGCGTTACGCTCTAAAGGAATTCCTTGTACAGCCTCCTTATCATCTACTGCGATGTGGAAGGACACCTCATTATTATTTCGAATCATATACGCGATTTCATTTTCCGCTGAAGCATCGTTGTAAGTGTTATGAACCGTGATGAATTCAGGATTCATTGTATACGGACACTTCGTACCATATTTACTTGGGTCAACTAATTTTTTTCGGATTTCCATTATTGAACATCTCCACTTCCTAAAATTTTTTGTTTAATTTCAGAAACATCTTTTGATAAATCCCCAAACGCTTCCGCTTGTTTTGTGATAACGTCCTGATTCTTTTCAATGACTTTCTGATATTGTTCTTCACGCTGTTCATTCTTTTTTTGCGTAGTAAAAAGCATCCACACGAATAACGCTGCGAATGCTCCCTGCTGAATCATGGAATTGAAGATTTGCTCCTCCATTGTTCTCATCCCTTCGTCATGGCAATAGAAAAAGAGCCCTTGTTAGGAGCTCTTATTTATATCCTGGTTTAAATATTTGAAGGCCTTCTCGTGCTAATACACGCATTTCTTTATTAATACGATCCATTTCTGCTCGCTTCATTTCAGGTGATATTTCTGTATCTTCTTTCAGTTCACGGTACTCTTTTCGTAAGTCTTTCAGTTGTTTTTCAACAGGTTTTAACGCATCCATTTCCGCTTTATTCGGCGCGTCTTCTTTTCTATCCTTTGTATCTGCTTCAATGGCTTTTTGCTCTTGTAATACATTGTAGTAATCATCTACTGCTTTCCCTCCGCCTTGTCCATTAGAGAAGAATGCTTTGGCAACTGGATAATCCTCATGCCATCCTTGCGCTGGTTTGGTAGCCATTTCTTTATCCGAAACCAAGGAAATAGCTGCATCCGACGCTTTCAAAGGAATCTGTCCTAGACCTGCTGTATAGCCTTTATACAAGTTATCAATCTTGTAAGGAGATATATTGAGGGCATCACCGATTTCTCGTGCCGTAAGGCTCGTATTTGGCCCATATTGATTTCTTGGTGAATTCGATTGGTCACGTTGCGGAACAATTGCACTGTCTGTAAAGAAACTATGGTTTGTCATGTTCTCAATTGGTGACTTTATATAGGTCGGAATGTATGGCATAGCAACGGTATCCGCCAGTGTGTTCGAATAGCCATCAAACGCATATTTGTCCCCTTCTATATACTTGACCGCTCGTTCTGCCGTATTCGGCAACAAGTTCATATCAAATGGTTTGGGAAGTCGTGCAACTTTATCTGTACCAGGAACTGCGACTGGCCAATATGCATCACGTTCCCATTGCGGCATATTATCCAAAATCTCTTTTTGTTCCTCATTTGCGAGTTGATAGCTTCCATACGCAATCGCGCTAGGTGGTAGTGTTGAGCCTGCAATACGAGCTGTTGTCCGAATCGGGTGTTCTATCATGGTACGGATCAGCTTATCTTTTCCTTGCAAGTTCGCATTTAAAAACTCTAATATCCGGTTAGCTGACTGCGTAGAATTCCCTACACGATTAAAGTTCATGATATCTTTTGCTTGATACGCGGATTCCTCAGGTGTTAACCCTTTTTTCAGTCCCTTTTGATAAGCCCCCACTTTTGTCGCTTCTTCCGACATCTCAGAGAGCAATTGTAAGGGTTTAATCCATTCTCTTGGGTCTTTTATCGCTTGTACAGCACGTTGTAACGTGCCACCATCTTTAGAAAACTCCTTTACTTGTTCTTGCAAAATGTCCCGATCTGCAGATAAATAGCCTCCATATGCACCGCCTTGGTTCACCCAATCATCATACATCTCTGAGCCTTTCCCGAATTTTTTCTTCCCAACCTCCTTGAGTCCTTTTACAAAATCAAATGGGTTATAGCCCACATCACTAACAGCATATGCATGGAACTGGTCACGGAAAAAATTCCTAAATGGGAACTCTGGTGTGAGCGTTGCACCTGCTCGTAGCATATCTGTCGGCTTTGCTAAAACTTTTACGATTTTATTCGTAATTTCTTTATCCATTGCTTTTACTGCGCGATATAATTCAGGCTCTAATTGATATTGTTGTTTCTCACCATTTCGGAAGACTGTGACAATATTCTCTTTCCCCACAGATTCTTTCCCATCACCAGCAAGTTTCTCAATCCATTTGCCGGCGCCTTCTTTTTCCGCTAAATTCGCAAGTGCCAAACCAACCTTATTCTTTTCCGCTGCTTGCACGGTTGCAAATGTATTTTTCAAAATGCTTTCCATTGGATTAATGACGTTACGGGTAGACCCTTTCATCCGTTTAACGGGATTCGTTAAATCCACAAATCCTTTTCCGCTCCCTAAACCAGCGGTTGCTTCTTCATCAAAACTTCGGTAAAACGGTACATAGTTTGGATGCTTCTCACGCATTGCCGCAACTGCGTCTTTCGAAAGCATTTGAGAATCAACTAACGTATCTAACAGACTATTGTTATAATCCACAACAGATTTTTGAATGCCCTTCATCATTTCATCGGATCCATACTTATTCATAACGGATTGAATTTCTTCCGGTTTAAATCCTGTTTCAATATGGAATGCATCTTCAATTTGTTTGACTTGTTCTGGATGTAATGCAACAGACTTCCCTTCACTTGCCAGTTGTTTTTGTTCAGCTCGTAGTGCAATGCCATATTTTTTTTCAAATTCTTTCATGTCCATCGCGATACTTTCAGGAGTAGCTGTTTTGAAATCTTTTACAATTTGAGAGGCGTCTGTGGTCGCTTCTTCAGCCATCCGTTTTCCATATTGACTAAGATCATTCGCATGAACTGCAGCTAGATAATCACTAACGTCCTGTAATTTGTACGGTGAATTCTCCAACGGTTTCATGATATTTTTTAAACCCTCTAACCTTTGTTCCGCAATACGCGGTGCACCAGCTGCAAGAGTTGCCTTTTTGTATGCGGATTCTGAGCCATCCGCAAGCTGTCCCCCAAGGATTTCTTTTTCTGCTCGACTAATTGGGTGAAAACGATCAACTAATTCTGTGTAGGCTTTACTTAGCCCATCTTTCGATAACATTTGTTTGACACGTTCTAGTCCCTTCGGTTGTTCTTCACTGTTGATTCGCCCTCTGAATCGCATGTCATCCCCTTGGTTCGCCCAAATTTGCGCATCTTCTTGTACTTTTTGCAACCCTTTTTGTACATCTTTCGGAATGGTATTTTGAAAATGCTTCATAAATGCAGGAGCCTCTTGTTCTGCCATGGCTGGGTTGAGTAAATAACGACGCATAAATTCCGCCATACCTTCTTGTCGAATTTGTTCAGGCGTATAATTTTGACCCGATGTGTGGGAACCAAGTTTCATTAATTCGTCATCAAATTTTGGGTCATTCAATCCAAATTTCTTATCCAAATGATGACCCGTTTCATGCGCTAACGTTTCTAAGTCCCCATAATCGCGCGTACGAATGACTTCGGGACTATTCTTATAAATACCCGAAACCGCATCGTCTCCCACACCCATGCGTCCCGTACGAAGCGTGATACCCAGATTATCTCGGAAGCTATCCATTAACTTTTTCTGCGTAATGGTCCGCCCATCTGGCGCCATAGCGGATTGAATGACCGGAGGTGCATTACGCATCGCTTGTACGTCATCAGGAAGTTCCCCATTTGAAGAAGCTTTCTTTTTCTGTTTGGCCACACTTTCTATTGCTTGTTCTAACGATGGTGCGGATTCTGATGCAGCTTGAATCGGTAAAGATTCCGGTTCGTTTTTGATACGTGTATGTTGTAATGCTTGTTCTTCCACAGCTTGATTGGTTAGTTCCCTTTGGTGTCTTTCCTGCTGCATGACATCATCCGATACGTTAGAAGTATCACCCTTCGTCTTACGTAAGCTTTTAATCGCATTACCAAGTTCATGAACAAGAGGGGTAATAGCTGCCCCTGCTGCTGTCTCTACGCCAATCCGTTTTAAATGGTCTCCTACCGTCTGTTCCGGATTCACATATGCTTTGGCTGGTGTTTCTGCACCTGCAATAAGGGCACCTGTTACTGCGCCCTCTTTTGCGTATTGTCCAATTTTTCCGAGTCGAGAAGTATTTTCTCCCACCTTCGCAGCCATTCCCAGTTTCCCCGCTACTTGCGCAGCACCTGCACCAGGAAGTACATAGCCAATCCCCGTTGATACAAAATCAGCAATGTTTTCTCCTACACCTTCACGGTGATCTTGCCAATCTACTGCATCTTGTCCTCTTACTTTTTTCATGGTCGCACTTGGCGCATTGAGTAACGTGGAATCCATGGTACGATTCGCAAAGCGATTGACTTCTTTCGTTCCTCTGCTTTTCCCACCATCTTTCATATACTCATCCCAAACTTCTTGTCTGGTCTTACCTTCAGGTGGCTTAATCATTTCACCAAACTTTTTAGCACCGAATTTCAAATCATCAAAAAAACCACCTTCCTGAGGTGGCTGTTTCGCAATACGATCAATTGTACTCATCATACGATTGGTACGACTAGCTTCTTCTTGTTGTTTCATCCAGTCTGTGGATGTGGATTGTGAAATACTGTTCGCTGCTTTTATTTGATCTAAAAATGGATTTCTCTCTGGTGGCTTTCTATGGTCCTCATTATTTTTGTCAAATTCAAGGCTTTGATAGACATTCTCTAAAGGTTCTTCCTCTTGTCCTTCTTTCAAAGCAAAGATTTCTTTTTTCTTTTTTACAAGATTACCTGTATTTTCATTCCGAACTTGAATGGGTTGTGTATTTTTTTCATATTTATCTTGATTGCCGCTATAATAATCTACACGACGAATATCTTGCTGTGCCGTATTGGAATTGAGTTCAATCATGCGTTGAAGCGTAGCGCGCTGATTATCATCTAATCCTCCATTGGCTCTTTCCCAATCGTTCACCATAGAAGAAGCTTGTTCTCTTTCTATATCGCTTTTCTTTTTACGAGGCATCCTTCACACTCCTTACCAAAGTCCTTTCGGCCCAAACTGTTTCAACAAAGACGAAGACTCCCATGGTTTCCTCAATAACAGCGACTCCACATAAGATGGTACTTTCTTTACTTTTTCCTTCTGTTGTCCATATGCATACGGGGCATTATTTGGGTTACTACCCCAATTGATTTGATCTCGCGTATAATCATTCAATGAAGATTTTGAGCTTAAACTTGGTGAACTGCTAGAAGAACTACCGCCACCTCCACCACTACTTCTAGAGGCGGCCGCTTGCTTTTTTAAGTTATACTCCTGTTGCCAATGGCTATCAGATACACCGTCCCTTCCGGAACGATAATTGAATTCTTGTTGCCAGCGATTGTCCGATACGCTATCCCTTCCAGAGCGATAATTATAATCTTGTTGCCAATGATTATCGGCTACACTGTCGCGACCGGCCCTGTAATTGTAATCTTGCTGCCAACGGTTATCTGATACATTGTCCCGACTGACTTGGTAGTTATAATCACGTGTATCTTTTTGTTTTCCATAATTAAAACGATTCAAATCAAGATTGTAATTTCGATTGTCATTATTTACGGAGTGATTAAATCGGCTCACATCAAGATTATAATCACGTAAGTCTTTTTCCTTTCCGTAATTAAAGCGACTCAGGTCTAAATTATAATTTCGATCATCATTTTTCATTTGATAGTTAAATCTATTTTTATCAAGACTATAGTTTCTACCATCATTAAAAATCGTATAATTAAAACGCTGTTGGTCTAAATCATAATTGCGATCATCATTTTTCACGGTGTGGTTGAAACGATTTATATCCAGGTCATAGTTTCTATCATCATTTCGAACCGTATGGTTAAAGCGGTCCCTATCCAAACCATAGTTTCGATTATCATTTTTCACTTGATGGTCAAATCGTTTGTTATCAAATTGATAATCTCTCCAATCTTTGTCTTTCGTATAATCAAACTTATCACGCTCGAAATCACGATTTAACATATCATTTTTCTGTTGATAATCGAAGCGCTCTTTATCAAAATTATGATTTCGTAAATCATTTTTCTGTTGATAGGCAAAACGGTCTTGATCCATCTTCATTCCTTGTTCTCCACTCCATTCCTGAAACGCCTGTTGGCGTTCACGGAAACCAAGGTCTTGGTCACGTTCCATCAGTTGGCGAGCTAAAGAAGCAATTTTTTGTGTACGCTCTGCTTCTAAATTTCCTCTTTGCGATAAACCTGCAATCGCGATTTTATTCATCGCATCTTGTGATAAACCCGAGCTCCCCATCCCTCTTGCAGCTGCTTGTTCTGCTGCTTGTGTTTGACTATCCGCTACACTCGTTTGCATGTTTTGCAATGCTCTTTCATATAAAGAACCTAGCTCGTCATTCGCTTGTAAGCGTGCATCTTGCATACTTAGATTACGCCGTTCTGGCGTTGTAAACACTGGATAATTCGTCATACAAACTCACCTCATCCCATTGAAATAGCAATATAATGAAAAGCCAGTGAAGTATCTCTTGTTGTATTCTTATTGTGCAAAGTAAGTGTAAAAGCAGTCGTCGTAACTTGTGAAAGATATACCACGATGTCTCCTGTTCCAATATCTCCATTAGCCGCTGTCACCGTAACAATTGGAATTTGGGAAAAGGCAGGAGTAAATAAGATTTGTTTCTGCAACGTTTGCCCACGACTTATCTGAATAAACTCTGTCTTTCCCGCTCGTATGTTATTTTTATAGAACCCATACTCATTTAAATTTTGTAAAATCCCATCATTATCATTATGAGCATTAATTAAATTCGTAAATTCTTCATTTACTTGCCCAGATGAAATGGTTGTACCTGGCATAAAATTATATTTTCTTTGAATTTGTACCATATGACGTCTCCTTTCTTCTTTTCAATTCATACTGGACCCCGATGCCGTATACAACAAAAGGACGTATATGAGTTACGTCCTCAATAATCATGCCTATTTTTTTCGTTCGATTACTTACCCGTAGTCGATTAATATACATTTCGATTCGATCAAATGTATTCTGATCCCAAATCGCTTCATCCCAATTGGACACATTCGCAGCATTTGGTCTTGTACCATCTACCTGCTTGGTTTCAAAATCTAATTTCACTCCTAACCGATACCCGTTGGGTTGATTACTATGCAACCATATCCGATGAATCTTTTTGTCTTGTGTCATCAAACCAAAATCAAAATACTTGGTTTCCATGCGAAAAGGAATTGGCTTTCCATCATCATGATATTCAGGATGAAAGACATACGCATTTTTATTGCTTCCAAAATAAAAATTACCATCATAGTTTACGAATACATCCGCTTTGATATTCGAATAAACAGTCCAGCACGACAGCAATTCATCATAGACAAGTGTTTTTCCATTTGGAAAAGATAGATAGTACTTCCCTTCAAAATATCCCGCAACAGCTTTACTTTTTTCTGTAAGTGGGATTGCACGCATTGTCGATTCTATTTGCTTGGTTATAATTTGTGCACTTACCATATTAAAATCATTCGCAAATAATCCATACACATGTGTATCACTCAAATAAAAAATTTGATTTCCTACTACTTTAATACTTTCAGGTGCCATACAGCCCGTTGGGGTATTGATCTTTACTAATTCATAATCATATGTTGTTTTTCCATATAAAGCCCATATGGAATACCGGCAGAAGATAATTAAACTATTCCGAAACGTTACCAGCCCTACAATTTCATCATTCTCATTACTTGCCACATCGAAAAAATTAATGGCGGGAAAATAATCATATACAGCGTATCCAAGTTTTGGATCGATGTGGGAGAATGAAACGCGATTCTTTACGTCATGACCGACAACAAATAACCTTCCACCAAAGAAAGCCATGTATTTGCAGTTAAATAAAGAACCTATATCATTCAATCCAGGATTTCTTTGTTCATCCGCAGTAGGTACATATGCTGTTACAGATGATAGCTGATTTTCAGCATACACTTTTAGAGAGATATTATTGGCAACTAACACCACACGGTTTCCTTTTCGGTCTTTCATCGTAATAAAATTCGCTCTGTCACCAGTAGAGGGCGGACCTGGGATATCAACAAAGAATTTCCCATTCCATCTCCTCAGGCGGTCACCCATCATCAATAATTCATTTGTGCCATCTGACTTGAGAAATGTATAGGCACCTGTTATTTTCTCTCCTACATAAGCAACTTGCTTATAGCCTGTTCGTTTCCGAATTTCCCCTACACCAATCACTGCATTTTCTACTTTACTTAGTTCTTTATCCGTAATTAAATTTGAATAAACCGTATCATTCAATCCCATTGAAAAATCTTTGAATTCAGCAGTATCCTTCAATCCTCATCACCTACTTTCAATCCGCAAGGAAGGTAGGAGCATCACTATACTCGTGGATGGTCTTGATTCGTACACCGGATCTCTTTACTTTCCGTTTCTCACGAAAGACAGCATATTGTTGTCTACGTTGTTCATATCGCTGCATACGATCTGGCCTATCCGCATAATCTCCATCCATGAATTGCAGTTGTCCAACAGCGTATAAAATTAATAGATCGTGATAGGGGCTATCAATTTCAGGTACATCTTCCATTCCTTTTAGATGACTTAACTTTTTATAATAATAGACTTCAATAGGTTGTTGACTCCCACCTTGTAGCATCAATTCATTTCCCCACACCCAATAGCCTCTTTGATGTTCTTCCCCTACAGGTATGCGCGGAAATACTTTGTTCGTTTGCATCACTCGTTCCATATCTTGTACGTCATTTGGTAATGTGTATGGATATGTTAAAGTGACTTTCTTTTCTATCCTTGCAATCGGGGTGATATCATCTAATGCACGATTGAGCCAATGTTGAATATCTCCATTTTCAAAAATGTCGTCAACATCCCGGTTCACTTGCAGGATTAGTTCTTGCAGATTCACTATGATTCCCTCCCACATTTACACCCTGTACATATTTTTGTACGCCATCCACCCGGCCATATGCATGTGCGTTCCAGAATGCTTCTTTTGATTCTCTTGCATAGTCTTCCGCTAAATCTTGAAGCTGCCTTTCTTGTTCTTGTTGTCTCTTTTTCTCAGTATCTTCCACAGTTTGAACAGCGGAGAATCCGTTCACCGTATGGATTCTCTTGATATGGTCTACAATTCTTGCGTCCAATTGTTCAAATCCGATTTGTGGAATTTTCATAATCGACATATCTAGTAATCCATCCATGATGACATGTTCCCCATTTTTAGGATTCCACATAAGATACAAGTGAGGATCATAGGATTGTAGCTGTTCTTCCACATGATAGATGTCATTTAAAACTGTTCGTTGAAATCCTCTTTTTTGATACGGATTCATGATTTATACCTCCATGTTCGAACATGCAAAAGAGGAGCGATTCGCTCCTCTCATTTTATTTCGTATATCCAGTTGCTTCTTGCACGTCTGACAGTTGCCAGAAGGCATTACGTGCGTGACATACCATTGTTTCTAACATATACGCGGTCGCTTCATATGCCGCTTTATTCGGTACACGTGAGAACATCGAACCATCCTCTTCCATAAACTGAAGGTCCGCTACACGATATAATCCTAAATCGTCATAATTTCCTCCCCACACAATACCTGCCGGCATATAACGGTCTACTAAGAATGGTTTCCCATCAAACTCTAATGCAGAATACCCACCTTCTAACTGCATTACATTTGTGTAGCGTTTATTTGTAGTCAGTACAGCCTCGTATGCTGCACGTACACCATGCGAACCCATCAAGAAATCCGTTTCTTTTCCGCTCACAATAGATGTTTCATCCATCATTAAACGTAGTAGCGCATCCGAAATCGGACGAGCCGTGCCATTATTCGCAAACATATTTGCTTTCCACCATGAATATGTGGAAGGATTTAATCCTTGTAAGGTAAGCTTATCATCAATAATTCCGTTTAACCCCATTGGCTCTAAGTTAGAAGAACCAGCTGACACAATGCCATCTGTTGCCGCGGTTGCAACTGCCGCACCATCAATCGTAATGGTAGTCGCTGCGCGATCAATTGCTGTAACGGTTCGATTACTTGTTGTCACGCTACCTGTCGCATTGACAATATCGACTTTTTGCCCAACAAAGAATCCCTTCACACTACTTACGACAAGTGCATTCGCAGCCGTCGCTTGTGCGGTACAGTTTGCAATTCGTCCTGAACCATTACCGAAGGTAACACGTGCACGGAAGTTTTTCATATCCGTTGTTAAACCTTTTACCTCAGATTCTACTGCACGAAGATAAGACGTTTCATTTTTCTTCGATGATTCAATGGTTTGTACGGTAAGTTCTAAACGACCAGCCACCATACGTGCTGTACCTGTAGAACTCTTATACGCTTGTTGTCCCGCTGTTGGTAGGTTACCATTTTCCGCAACTGCCCCAACGCCGGTGTTACGTCCAAAGTGGTGAGGAATTAAGAAATTCGAACCATCACCATTAATCTTTTCCACTTTCTTTTCTAACTGCGAAACGATATAGTTCGCATTGTTAATTTGTTCTTTAATCCCTGGTAAGTAATCGATTTTTAAAACATCCGCTAATGTCGTTAATGTAGCACCCATAAGTAGGATACCTCCTTATATTTGTTGGTTTGCTGATCGTAATCGTTGTAATGCTCTTTCACGCGCCACTTTAAAATCTGTAGTTGGTTCATCCGAGACAAGTCCTGTTACACCAGGACCTTCCACCTTCGGCGCTTTCTTACTTTGTAAATATTCCTGAATGGCCGTTTCTTTTGCTGAAGTAAGCTGTTCTTCTAACTGCTGGGCACGCATGGCGTTATACGCTACTTCAAAATTAGGAACATTCTGTTCCACCATAAATTGTTCTAATGCTGCTGCATCTGCGCCTTTTTCTTGTGCAAATTGCCCTAATGCTTGAGTGAATCGTTGTGATAATTGTTGTTGTTCACGCTGATATTCCAGTTCTTCTGCTCTTTGTGCCTTTGCTTCCAGACTCTCTAATTTTTGTTGAATTTCAGGAGTCACACCAAACTTTTCAGCACGTTGTAATAAATCTTGTTGTTCAATCGCCTGCATCATACTATCAAGGTCGTTGTAACCTGCTTGTTGTTGAAAAAAGTTAATCGCACGATCATACTTTTCATAGTTACCATATCGTTCAGAAACTTCTTGCTCCCAGCGTCCGCGTTCTTCCATAAGAGCCGCTTGCGTACGTTCTTGCAATCTCTTCGCAAAAGCTTGAGATTGTTCTATACTTTCTGGTGGTTGCCCTTCTGGATTGTTCTCTATTGGTGGTTGCTCAATTTGTTCAGGTGGCGTTGTAACCTCACCTGCACCTTGTGGGAGTGCGCTTTCCCCACCTTCAACACTAGAAGATGCAGTTTCAATTACTGTTTCACCACCACCTTCAAGACCATTAAAGTATTGAAAATTACCTAAACGTAAACGAAATGGTTTTAACATATTTCTTTTCCTCCTGTGGGTGGGCGCAAGTCCACATTCGACGCCCAAATTTTTGTATAGAAAAAAGCCGCTATTTAATAGCGACTTACTTAGCTAATTCACATTGCAATCTGTAGCCCTCTAAATGCCAAATCTTATCGATAATTCGGTCTTTGCAACATTCAATTCCAATGTTCACATCATAATTTGCAGGGTCAATACATGCGCTAGATTCAGTTAAAATGAAACCATTTGGTAATTTTGCAACTACCACGGTACATTTTCCGTAAAATTCTTCTACCGTCCATTTTATTTTATCTAAAATTACATTAATGTCTTCTTGAGTTACTTTATTTTTCATTATTTAACAACCTCCCAATCTTCTGCTAATGCATCTGACGTACTAGGTGACCATGTAGCAACATCATTTTGGGCTGTTTTCAATGCAAGGTACGCACGGTATGGAACATTTTCTCCGCCAAATGCTTCTTTCATAATACTTGTAGCTGGTGGATATGATGCAGCAGGCACATAATAAACGAACATACCTTTACCATTCCAACCTTTACGTGCAATTTTATTTCCCTTTTTAACGGCTTCAATTGCTTGTCCGAAGTTCATTATTCAACAACCTCCCAATTCTCAGCGAATAATTCAATGTTCGTTTCCTTCCACGGAACTCTACCAAAACGAGATTCTACATACAAATATGGAGCGGTCATTTTGCTATGTTCATCAGGGAACTGTGCGCGAATTACTACATCGTTACTCCATTGTGGTAATCGCATACCCTTACCTTTTTTCACTTCTTCAAACGCTTTCCCAAAATTCATTTATCTCTCACCCTTCTGCACTTGTTCTTCTACTTTCTTTTCTTCAATATCTAATTTACGATGTTGTAGCTGTAAGTCTTGTTCTTTCATAGCTTTCTGCTCTTCTTGCATGTTTTGTTCTTGTTCCATTTGCTGCCTTCTATCCGCTTCCATTGGCGCATGGAGTGCCTCCATATGTTGCTGTACATGGTCATCAACTAACTGCTGCACTTCAGGCGGTAATTCATCGTATAAGCTTGATTTTCGGAATGCATTATGAATATATACATGCACTTCATGGTCATAAAAATCACGCACCTGCGGTGTCGCCAGTGGTAGTTGTGGAGGTTGCATGCCAGCCTGCATTGGGTCTACACCTTGCGCTTGCATCGCTTGGGCTTGCTCCTCAAACTGTTGTTGCTGGATGCTATATTGTTGCAATGCTTGTAACGACTCTGGATTCTGTGCAATTTCCTCGAACTGCTTGTTTTCCATTTTTGCTTTGTTTTCATCAAGCTGCTGCATTTCAAACAGTTCATTACTATCTCCCATACCCATCAGTTTTAAAAAGCCCTGTGTATCTGGTGAACCGTCTTTCTTCACAATGGCTCCTTTGTCCCACATGGTCATAATGCGGTCTTGTTGCGCTGATTTCATTTCAGGGAGAGAAGAACCTTGAATAATATTAATGTCCTCTCCACCACTTAAATCAGACCCAGTAAAGCTTATTAATTCAATATCATTATCAGGACCAAGAATACGAGCCATACGTTCTTCGGTATAATGTTTCTTCATCAGCATAAGTACACGTTGCAATAAACGCTTCATACCATGCTCATAGTTTTGAGAAGAAACGGCAAGCTTCTCATTCTCCTGTTCTACCATAAGAGATAACCCACTATACGTATCTAATCCAGAAGGTAAACGTCCTTGTGAAATTTCACGTGCACCTGATAAATCATCGATATCCGCATCATGATTATTTAAAATGCGATCATAGAAGGACGGAATATCTGGCGCACCAACTCTTTCAGGTCTCGCGCCCTCAATTGGTGTATAGTGAACAATTCCACCTTCTTCATTCGTAATTTCATCTTCATCCACACTTGAACCCATTGGAACAAGCCACATGCTATTGCCCATTTTCCTTGCATGTGTGGCAAACATAGAGCGCATAATATTGATTTCACGCTGAATCGGCAACATATCTTTAATAAAAGCCTCTGCTTTTACACTCCCTGGTATCGGAATATCACCAAAGATAAAGAACGGAATGTCACCTGCATTTTCGTCTATATCCAGCAATTGTCCACCTGCAATCGTAACTTTCAATCCATTTGGATGCTTACCACATGGCTTCACCCACATTTCATCCACCATCGCCATATTGGGGCGTTTTTTACTTGTCGAGTTGAATCCATTTTGCGGTGTCACATCAAACGCGGCCGCAAATCCCACATTTTCATCAGCAGCGACATCTTTTCCATAACGTTCTTTGATGTAATCAATATCACGTGGCTTTCTTTCTACAATCCAACGAACCTCTTCGTCCATTTCGGCGGCGGGGTCAATGTATACTGTGAGTGGGTCACAAATACGACAACGGATTTCACCTGTATACAACTTTTGCATATCTTCTTCGAATCCAATTTCCCCTTCCCCTGGTGTAATATCTTGACCAGCTTCCGCATCAAAGTACACTTTTGCGGCACACCAGCCTTTTACACCGTTATTCAGGAAAATATCACGTGTTTTCCGATCCATTCCTGTTTGTTCCCACCAATATTTAAGAAATTTGGATGCTGCTTTCGCAATTTCTATGCGTGTTTCATCGTTACTATCAGGTACAACATCGAATTTCACACGGTTTTTAATTTGTTTCGCAAGTTTTACCATCATACGCGGTCGAATTTGGTTTACTGTAATTCGCTGTTCTCCATTTTCAAGAGGTGCCGTAATCATTTTCTTACTTGTCGGATTCCATACAAGCCACTGATTCCCACGATAATAGTTTACTTGCGCCATCATTTGGCGCTTTTCTTCCCAGTCCTCCGCTTGGGTAATACGTTCTTCCACAAGAGACACCCAATCATCAGGACGTTTCTGTTCTTGCTTTTGTTCCTTTGGTTTATTGAGACCAAACAATGCTTCTCACCCTCTTCACACGAAAAAAGAGCCTATACGTTGGAATACGCAAGCTCTTTTACGATTTCTTCACTCTCGACTTCGACACTTTCTTTTCTGCTTTGATTTCATATCCTTCCACACACAACTCTTTTATCTCTACAGGTGTATAGGCAAATGCCGGGTCAACTTCAGCTCTCTTTTGATACATGTCCTCATAATCATCCGCTACCGCGAATTTTTCAATACTCCCTAACGTTAAATGAAACACTCTAGCCATATCGTGGCCACTCCTATTCTAAATGGTATGTTGGTACAGGCTTTTCTTCTTTCTGTGCTTTCACCATTTTCACTTCACCCTGCTTGTATTCAGCAAAAGATGGCGCTTGGATACGATCATATAGTTCTTTACGTTCTTGCTTCCACATATCACGTTCCCCTTGATGTACGCGTTCCATTTCATATGTAAACACACCAAGAAATACAATAACTGCGACTAATATAAAAAAGACAACATACGTCATTGTAGTTGCCCTCCTTTCCTTCGCCCTCTTGATAGTCTGATAATGTGGCGATGTACCTTTTCTTCTAATGTCACTGGCTCTTTTGGAATGAACTTTTCATTCGCATGATAATAGATGAATCGGTTTAATGCTTGTGACATTGCATCTACCTGGTCATCATTTTTTCCATTTGGAAATGATGCACATTCCTCCACAAAGTTATGCACCCAAGGTGCTTGTCTTGGTAAATATACATTTCCTGATTCTATATATGGTGAGACTGCATTTACACGTGCAACCTTCCCGCCTTGTGGATTCACTGGAATCATACCGCCTATTTCATTCTTTAACATCGAAATAATCGCTGGACCATTCGCCTTATCCTCCACTAATTTAGCGTGTGCTTTCGGATATTTCCTTACCATATTGCGAATGGCTTGTAGGGTAGTTGGGAAGTTCATACGTGCCTTGAGATTATCGATTAAATACATATCCGCACCATTCTTGCCCCATACCTGAATACAAACAAAGTCACTGTCTGCTTCATCTTTAAACGTTGCATCAATACTCATGATGATATGCACCATCTTTGGCAACGTATCATAATACTGCCACCATTTACGCTTTAATAGATTCCCTTCCGCTGCGGTTGGTCTGCCTTGATACAATGAGTTAAAGCTACTTGGATATCGTTTCCGTTCTTGAATAAACTCTAACCCATATCGTTCTGGCCACAATGGTTCACCTACTGTTCGTCCTATTACATCATCTTCCTCGGCTTCCAGTGGCAGGTTATAGACTTGCCAAGGTAAAGGGTCACCATATTCCTTACTCAACAGCCTACCCTGCAAATCATCTTCATGCCATCTTGTTAAAATCAATATGACAATTGCACCCGGATGTAAACGAGTAGAGAAGCTATCTATCCACTCATCCCATATCTTACCGCGATGTGTTTCACTATCCGCTTCCTCACGGTTCTTAATCGGGTCATCGATAATCATTAAGTCCGCACCCATACCAGTGATACCTGATAATACACCACGTGAGATCATGCCACCTATCTCATTATCTAATAACCATTCATCATGTGCCGAGCTTTCTTTTGATATTTGGATATCAAACAAATCTGCTCCATACTGTTTGACCTTCTCTTTATTCTTCTTACCAAAACGACGAGCAAATGTGTCACTATAACTTATCTCAATTACTCTATCCTCTGGAAAGTTACCCAAATAATACGATGGTAAGGTCTCTGTAATTGTCATGGACTTACTATGACGTGGTGGCATATTAATCGCAATGTATTGGTTCGTGGTTGGAATCTCACCTGCATTCATTTGTTTCTTTTTATCAATCGCTTCCTGAATGACACCACCAACAAACTCACTATGCGGTGCTTTCTTGTATCTCCCTTCATGTACATAGCACACATACTCATAGTAATCACGACGTGCTATTTCCCTTTGTATCTCCTCCACTGTCGGTAGGTTTGGTAAGGATTGACTCAATTTGTTTCAACTCCTCTACAGACAGGTTGCTCAGTTCTGGCTTTTGTACAACGGTTTGTTTCATCTCGCCGCTATGATCAATCTCGCGTCGGTCACGCCACACAGTTGGCTTTCGATTCTTGAGCCAAAAGATAATGGCTGTTGTATCAGGCGGGACTTGTCGTTTCACTCGTTTGGTTTCTATGCTTTGAAACTCACCGTCCACCTTCTCCCTCTCCACAGTGACTTCTTCATACGTGTAGCCTGTCGCTCGCTTAAATAATGCATTCTCTACTTCACGATCTGATACTTCTTTTCCTTTTGCTAACGCTTGTATAATCAGTGGATGTCTATTCTTCCAATTGCTCAGTGTAGAACGACTCACACCCATGTTATGGGCAATCTGTTCTTCTACCAGTCCATCACGTGCCCATCCTTCTATTTTTAGTAACCCTTCTTTTGTCAGCCAAGGGTGTGCCTTCCCTTTCCCCATATGTATCACCTCACTAAAAATAAAAAAGCAGCAAATATTTTGCTACTTTAACTGCGTGTTATTCGCTTCGAATTCTCTTATATAACGGTATAAAGTCGCTCTTGCTACATCAAACATCTCACATACTTCCACTTTTGTTTTACCAGCTTCCAGCATTTCCATCATACCTTCAATCTGTTGTGGTGTATGAGCTTTCTTTCTACCGCCTTCACGTCCTCGTGCTTTAGCTGCGGCTACACCGCTTACCACACGTTCATTGATTACCTCTCGCTCCATTTCAGCCATCGCACCGAATATATGGAATAAAAACCTGCCCATCGTTGTCGAGGTATCAATACCATCTTTCATAGATACAAAGTGAATGCCCTTTTCATGAAACTCTTGGAGCAAGTTCACAAGCTGATGCATCGTTCTTCCTAAACGATCTAACTTGTAGACAACCAATGTATCACCTTTTCGAAGCTTTCCAAGAAGGAATTGAAGCTCAACCCTGTCTTTTTTCGCTCCACTTTCCTTTTCTGTGACGATTTCTTCACACCCAAACTGCTTTAATTCATCCCATTGCATATCTAAATTTTGGTTTCTTGTTGAAACACGCGCATATCCAAATATCATAGAACCATCACCCTTTAATTTTGATGATTTCATCGTATCAATTTCATGTATCAA